CTCCCTCTCTCACACACACTCTCTCGGGCGCCCCATCTCTCCGGCATCTCTTTCTCTCTTTCTCTCTCACTCACTCTCTTTCCTTCGTACTCACTGCGCTCACTTCCCTTCACGTCACGCACGCTCACGCTTTCTCTCTCACACACTCTCTCACACTCACTGGAACACACATGAGCAAAATCTCAAAAGCAAATCGCATGGGCAAAGGCAACGTCGAGGATCTGCGCGAAAGCCGGTTGAACCAGGCAAGAACATTGCTTGATCTCAAAGAGGCCCCTGGCACACCTAAGCCAAGCCCACTGCTATCTAAGCCAAAGTCCAAAGAGCAGAAAGTGCTGGTGATCGGCCCTAATAAGCCTGCCGGTGTGAGCGACAAAGCCTGGAAGATTATCACTGACCGCGCTGTTGTGCGCCGTTTCGGCAATGAGGCTCCTGACCCTGTTGTCGAAGGAACGAATGATCGCTTTGCGAAGCAGTAGAGCCCCATGAAAATAGAGATCCCCTACAGTCCCAGGCCGTTGCAGGCTGAGTTACACGATGCTCTGAGCGAGAAGCGTTGGGCTGTTGTTGTTATGCATCGCCGTGCTGGTAAGACTGTCATGGCTATCAATCATCTTCTGAGGGACGCTATTCTTTGCACCAAGAATAATCCTCGGTTCTTTTACATTGCGCCGACCTATCGCCAGGCAAAACAGATCGCCTTTGATTATCTGAAGACGTTTGCCGGTAAAATTCCTATGGTGCGGTTTCACGAGACTGAGCTTAGGTGTGATCTTCCGAATGGCGCGAGGATACAGCTGCTGGGCTCTGAGAACCCTGCGAGCTTGCGTGGCATTTACTGTGATGGTGTTGTGCTTGATGAGATGGCAGATATGCCTGAGAGCTTGTTTCCTGAAGTGATCAGGCCTGCTCTGAGTGACCGTAAGGGCTATGCTTTGTTCATTGGTACGCCTAGAGGCCACAACGCCTTCTATGACCTGTTTAGCGCCGCTGAGCAGCAAGACGATTGGCACACCGCGCTGTACAAGGCTAGTGATACTGGGATCCTTGATCCGGAGGAGCTGGAAGCTGCGCAGTCTATGATGACCAGTGATCAGTATGCGCAGGAATACGAGTGCTCTTGGGTGGCGAATGTCCCTGGTGCTGTTTATGGCAAAGAGCTTCAGGAACTGCAGGAAGGTGGGCGCATTGCGTCTGTTCCTTATGATCCATCTGCGAAAGTAGATACGTTCTGGGATTTAGGAATAAACGACAGTACGTGCATATTCTTTGCCCAGGTCGTTGGGCGCAGTATTCATATTATTGATTTTTATGAAAACAGGGGCGAGGGCTTGCCGCACTATGCGAAGGTGCTGGCTCGGAAGGATTATGTCTATGGTACGCACAACGCACCGCATGACATCGAGGTCAGGGAATTGGGCTCCGGAAAATCGAGGCGCGAGACTGCTTATGATCTCGGCATAAATTTCAGAGTGGTTCCGAAATTGCCGCTCGAAGATGGGATCCACGCAGCGAAGATGATCCTGCCCAGGTGCTGGTTTGATGCAGAGCGCTGCAGGCCTGCCCTGGAATCACTGAGGCACTACCACAGAGCTTATAACGAGAAGCTCAGAAGCTTTAGGAATACGCCTGTCCACGATTTTTCTTCACATGCAGCTGATGCGTTTAGATACCTGGCCGTTGGCATAAAGGAAGGCAGATCGTTTGAGGGCAGACCGCCGCAAATGATTGCTGATAGCAGCTACAATCCACTAGGGATGGTTATGTAAAATGGGTTTTTTAAAGCCAAAGATGCCTGCAATACCACCGGCTCCGCCGCCACCACCTGTGATTCCGCCTACAATCACGCCGGATGCTGTTGTGCGGCCCAGTAATGTCGTTGAGACCACCCGTGAGCGGCTGACGAATAAAAAGCGCAAGAACCAAAAGACATCGATCATGACATCCTCCAGGGGCGTCATTGAGGATGCACCGATCGAATATGCCAGCCTGTTAGGCGGCGCAAAGAAAAAGGGTAGCTAATGGGCGGTCCATTAAATAGAAAATTTAACCCACTGGGTCCAGCGGTGTCTAGATTGACTGGGTTTAATCGCTTTGATCCTTCCGCTGCAGGAGAAATGGCTCCATTCACCGAGGCTGGCAGACAAATGCAAAACACAGGAACAGTGGGTGACCCTGATAAGGTGGCGAGTTATGTCAAACAACCTGTCAAGGCAACTAATCCCGCAAAAGCAACCTCCCCTGCAGATGTGACTTATGTCAGTAGTACACCCGCCAAGAAACGCAGAAAGACCGGCACTGTTATGACAAGTGCGCAGGGCGTCATGGGCAATGCGCCGGTTGATCGCAAATAATTGCTAGGATCCTAAATGGCCGATGAGCTCGCAAATACGCTAATCAAGCGCCTGGGATCTTTGAAAAGCCAAAGATCGACCTGGGAAAGCCACTGGCAGGAAATCGCGGATATTGTTGTGCCGCGCAAAGCTGACGTCACGAAAGTGCGCAGTGCCGGTGATAAGCGTTCTGAGCTTGTGTTTGATGGCACGGCTATTCATGCTGCAGAGCTTTTATCGTCCTCTCTGCACGGTATGCTGACCAACGGCAGTACAAGCTGGTTTTCCCTGCGCTACAGCAACGAAGAGCTCAACAGCGACGATGAGGCTATGGAGTGGCTGCAGGGCGTTGAGGACGTCATGTACAAGGCGTTCAATAGATCTAACTTCCAAGAGCAGATCCATGAGCTCTACATCGATCTGGTTACCTTTGGCACCGGCGTTATGTTTGTTGAGGCCGACCAGGAACAGCAACTGAGGTTTAGCACACGCCATATTAAAGAATGCTTTTTGTCAGAGGATGAGAAAGGCCGTGTCGATACAGTCTTTCGTGAATTTAAAATGCCGGTACGTGCGGCGCTCAAGAGATTTGAGGGCGCTAATTTCGGCAGTAAAATTCTAAAGAAAGCAGAAAAAGATCCCTATGAGATGATCAAGCTGGTGCATTGCGTATTTCAACGCGATGATCGCGACATCACAAAGATAAATTCAAAAAACAAACCCTTTGCGTCGATCTATGTAGAGCCCGAAGAAAAGATAGTTCTGGGTGAGTCCGGTTTCGACGAGTTTCCATATTGCGCGCCACGCTACAGCAAAAGCTCGTCCGAGATTGGCTATGGCAGATCTCCATCAATGACGGCGCTCAGTGATATTAAGATGTTGAACCGCATGTGCGAGGTCACCATCAGAGCTGCGCAAAAGCAGGTGGATCCACCTCTCCTGGTGCCAGATGACGGATTTCTTCTCCCAGTCCGTACAGTCCCTGGTGGCCTGAATTTTTATCGTTCAGGCACCAGAGACAGGATCGAACCGCTGAACATTGGCGCGAATAATCCTCTCGGCCTAAACATGGAAGAGCAGCGGCGTCAGGCTATACGATCTGCCTTCTATGTCGATCAGCTGATCCTGGGTACAGGGCCGCAAATGACTGCAACAGAAGTCGTTCAGCGCACACAAGAAAAGATGAAACTGCTGGGACCGCTGACAGGTCGATTAAGCCAGGAGCTTCTACAGCCTCTCATAACCAGAAGTTATAATATTCTGGAAAGACAACGCGCGTTTAAGCCTGCACCGGAATCTATGCAAGGAATAGATCTGGAAATAGAATATGTATCCCCATTAGCAAAGGCACAGCGCCAGGGCGATATCCAGGACATGACACGCCTGCTTGAGCTCATGGCACCACTATCGCAGCTCAATCCGGAAATCATGGACTACATCGATGCAGACGGTATCTCAAAGCATCTGATTAAGATCCTGGGTGTACCGGCCACTGCAGTGCGCGGTGATCGTGAAGTGGCAATGATGCACGAAGAAAAAGCAGAAGCACAGCAGGCAGCGGCAGAACAACAAGAGCTAATGCAGGGCGCTGAAGCTGCAGGCAATGCCGCACCAATGCTTAGAGCTCTACAAGGTCAAGGACAGCCAGGTTGACGCCAGAAGAAGTACAACAGCTCTATAAGCTCGTTTTCACCAGCGACGATGCCGCAAAGGTACTGGAGGATCTAGAGCATAGGTTCTGCATACACGGCACCACGTTCTCAAACGAGCCGACAGAAACAGCCTACCGTGAAGGGCAGCGCACGGTGGTTCTATTTATCAAATCAATGCTGCGCGATAAACCTAAAATAAAGGAACAATACCTTGAGTGAAGAACAGGTAGCGGAGGTCTCGCAAGAGGTAGCCCCGTCTGTCGCTGTCAGTGATGATTGGCGCTCAGTACTCGATGAAGATATTCGGGATCATAAATCACTAAGCACAATTAAATCCGTGGCACAGCTGGGTAAGTCATACGTCAATCGCGATTGGATGATTGGCGCAGATAAAATGGCTATACCAGGCAAATACGCCACAGAAGAAGATTGGCGCGAGGTGGATCAAAAGCTCGGTATGCCGGAAACACCGGATGCATATGAGCTGGTAAATAATATTCCGGACGGTGTAGAGGCCAGCGATGATATGCTTGGCTGGTTCCGTCAAACAGCGCATGACGTTGGTCTTAGACCAGGACAAGAACAAAAACTGCTGGATGCGGACAATGATATGTCTGGCTCGCAAGTGCAGACAGATACCGGCAATGTCGATCAGCTGCGCGCTGACGCTGAGTTAGAACTAAAGCGCGAGTATGGCGCTGCATATGAGGACCGTATGGGCAATGGTCAGGCAGTCCTGCATCAGTTTGGCAATGCGGATCTCGCAAATGTCCAGCTGGCTGATGGTCGTGTGCTTGGTGATCATCCGGAAATGGTCAAACTCATGGTCAATGTGGGTCAGTTTATGTCTGAAAAGATCTCTGAGGATAGCCTGGAGGGCGTAAAAACTTCGATGCAAATGACGCCATCAGATATTCAATCACAAATAAACGAAATTCGTGGCGAATATATGCAAACGCCGTACTGGCAGCAACGCGCGCCAGGGCATGATCACGCCGTTAAAGAAGTCAACCGGCTCACAGAAATGTTGCTAGCCAGTGGACAATGAAGAACAACGCCAGTTTCGCCTGGAGGTGCTTAAACTCACCTTGGAAACCGGCTCTGCAGACCAAATTAGGAACCCAACAGCGGCTGCAGAAAAGTATTTGCAATGGTGTTTACTACCGCTGGACAAGCCCCAAGCCCCAGCAAAACGAAAGCCCAGCAAAAAAGAGGGATAAGCCAAAGGCAATGCCGCAAAAGGCCCCCGCGACTGAAACCGTAAATTTCACAAACTACACGTCCGACAAACGTCGGGGAGCGCTTTCATTGTAACGCAAATGAAAGGGTCTCTAAATGAGCACTCAAATCACTACAGCGTTCTCACAGCAGTTTTCCACAAACGTCCAGTTACTATCTCAACAGATGGGCAGCATTCTTCGCGCTGCAGTCTCCGAAGAGAGTGTGACCGGCGAAAAAGCATTCTTTGATAATGTGGGATCCAGTGCAGCTGTAAAGAGAACATCACGCCACCAAGATACACCTTTGGTTGAAACACCCCATGACCGTAGAATGGTGACCTTAGAAACCTATGAATGGGCCGATTTAATCGATGAGGCCGATAAGGTTCAAATGTTGATCGATCCAACGAGCACTTATGCCAGGGCTGCAGCTGCAGCGATGGGACGTGCTATGGATGATAGCATTATCGCCGCCGCAACTGGATCGGCGTTAACGGGAAAAACGGGTGGAACAAGCACCGCGCTTACCCAAACAATTGCCGATGGCTCGGCAGATATGACTGTTGCCAAGCTCATCGAGGCAAAGAAAAAGCTGGACGATGGATCCGTTGATCCGTCAATTCCGCGACACATTGTTGTGGGACCAGATCAGATTGAGGCATTGCTTGGCACTACCTCTGTCACATCTAGCGATTTTAATACTGTAAAAGCGCTAGTACAAGGTGAGATCGACACGTTCATGGGCTTTAAATTCCATACGTCCACACGCCTGTCGAAATCTGGAAACATCCGCAAATGTTTTGCTTTTGCCGAAGACGGGCTGAAGCTGGCTGTNNTGAGGCATCTCCTCAAGTTGCTAACTTAGCTGCAGAGCTCGGCGGCGTTGTCCGTATTGCTCAAGGCAATATTGCGCTGCTAGCTGCTGATAGCACTGACAATGATATTGTTATGCTCGCTCCAATCCCAACCAACGCAACGATTGTATCATTGCGTATGGGAACGGATGGGCTCGGTGGATCCTGTACCTACAATGTCGGTGCATATACTTCAGCCGGTGTGGTTGTCGATGAAGACTGCTTTGCCACACTTGTTGCAGATGGTGCTGCAGTGGCTGAACTGCGTTACGAGGTGCTAGACCTCAACACGACAGGTCAAAAACTGCACGAGCTTGCTGACGTTACCACCGATCCTGGTGGGTATTACTACATTGACGCAACCTTCGCAGCAGATGGTGATACTGCTGGAGATATGGCGTTCATCATCGAGTACGTTG